TCCAGTAGTGCCTGCATACTCATTAGCAGCCTGAACTGGTGCTACATAGTCTGCAATTGCTGGATATGTCCCACCATTAGCAAGCCTATTCAACTCGCTAGTAAATGAACTACCTGCTGTGCCTGTTGCCATTACTTGCCTTTCTTCTTTAGTACTGCTGCGTTATCTACAAGGTTGGGGTATGGACGTCCCGCTGCTTTAGCACGTTTCTTTGCTGCAGCCTTTTGTGCTGGTGTTAATTTTTTAGATGTCTTCTTTGGGTTCTTCTTATCCCAGAATGCTTTCTTCACCACTTCACCTTGTCTGCCCAGTAGGCTGCACTCATCTTGCCCTTAGCAATATTCTTACTATGACGTGCCTTAAAAGAGGCACGCTTCTTCTTCATACGGTCTGACTCTCCAGCCTTCGGAGCACCTGCTGTCTTAGCGCCTTGCTCACCAAATCGGATTGTTTTAACTTGGTCGCCTGACTTGGCGACTACGATATGGCTTTTAGTTGGGTGATTAGGCGTACGCTTTGGTTTATTAAAACCAGATACACCAGCCCTCTTAAGCCTTGGGTCCGCTTTCTTTGCCATATTCCCCATACTTTCCTAGTACTGCTCTTACTGTTCCATTCTTGTTTAACCGCACCACGTAGCCGTCTTTGATTTGAACAGAATTAAATCCGCGGTGCGGTTTGTATTTTCCTGATGACATTACTTCTTCTTAGCCTTGCCTTTAACCTTCTTGAGGTTTGGGTTCTTCTTCTTGGCTGCTGCTGAGGCTTTCCGAGCACCAGCCGCAAGGATTGCTCCTGCACGCTCCATAGAGATACCCTGTTTTTTGGCAATTTGTGATTGGGCTTTTTTGAATCCCATTCCTTTTTTTGCTTTCATCAGTTGGTTGCTCCTAACGGGTAGGCACCAGTCTTTTTAGCAATCTGTTCTTTAATCTTACGGATATTGCCAGGGGTTACTTTGCCTTGGTCCATCATCTTCTGAAATAAATCTTCTGCCATCTGAGACTTTTTCTCATCAGCAGCAGCATTCTTTTGTTTGATTTCCTTGGCTGTCATACCTGGTCTAATTCTGCCTGGCATAGTTATTTCTTCTTCTTCTTAGAAGCAGCCTTCTTCATTTTCTTGGCTGCCATCTTTTTAGCGCCCATCTTCATTTCCATTTTCTTTTCAGCCTTTGATTCCATCTTCTCGCCCATAGCGTAAGACTTGGCTGCCTTCTTGCCTTTTGCTGTGTAAGGGAACTTCTTTCCATTTACCATTGGCATAGTTATGCTCCTATTTCTTTCATCACTGCTGCTGTTTGTTTGTTGATTGACTTGGCTGGTGGCATCTTGTTGCCGTTATACGGCTTACCTAATACTTCACTAGCCTTGACTGCCTCTTGAATCTTCGCCATAGAAGTTCCATTTGGCTGAATGCCTTGGGCTCTAGCCTCTTTATAGGCATTCAATTCTGCGTTAAATGCTTTATTCGGCATATTGCGCCGACTATCAGCATCACCTGCGTTCATCTGAACGCTCATCCCCTTGCATCCAAAGCAGCCATCTACATACTCTGGATGGTATTCCCAGTGCTTCATAGTGCAGTAAAGTTACTTTCTGTTACTCCTACATTGCCAGCAATAAGCGCTGCTTTAGTAGCATCATCTACAGTATGGTTATAGCCACCCTGATAAATCTCAGGATATGTTGCATAGTCACTATCTTGTAGATAACGAACCTGTGCATAGTCACCATCGGTATCTCTAACAATAGTTATACCGCGGTCTATCTTGTAGAAATGAAATAGACGAGACTGACCAGCAGGTCCTTCTTCTACTGTTGGTGTTTTAAATAACCAATTAGTCATAAGTCCTCCTAGTGAACTCACCCCAAAGGGATAGGTTGCCCTATCCCCCAGAGTCAATCAACTAGAGAGCAGCGATTGAAGAACCAGTTTCAATACGATACAACGCTTCTTCACGGTAACGTGCAAAGCCAAGTACGCCGTACCAACCCATTGGGCGGAAGCGCATCAACTTATCGGTTACGTTTCCGATAACGATGTGTGGTTCTTCTGCAACAGCCTCAGCAAGTGCTTGCTGTCCGCAGAGGAGAGTATCAAATACACGGGTTACTGGAGTTACAGTAAGAGTAGTTGTAACTGCAGCAGTAAATGCTGTATCTACAGTAATGGTTGTGGTTGAACCAGATGTGCTAATAGCAGTAATCTTGGTACCAGAAGCAATACCTGTTGCAGCAATCTTGTCTCCAACTTCAGCACGTGTTGCAATTACTGAAGTAGAAGAAACACCAACTGTGAAGCCAGCAGAAGCGCCGTTTACAGTAGGTGTAGTTGTAGCAAGAGCGGTCTGGTCTGCACCATCCTTAGCAGATGGGATACGTGAAGATTCAACGAAGAATGCACCTTCGTAGTCTCCGATTTCGCCAGCCCAAATCTTGTCTGCAGCAGGTGCAGTTTGTGCGTGGACGAAGTTCCAGCCCATATTTCCAGTTTCTGCACGAAGGTCGTGTGAAACTTCTGGGTGAATACCGCACCAGTAATAAGAGCCACGGCGAGCCTTAGCCTTATTTGCACGCAACTTAGCAACAGCCTTGCGGATGTCTGCTGAGTCAATCGTATCAGATGCAGTGATGGTTGCTGTAGAAGTACGAGCACCACCGTAAATTACGTTTGTTCCGCCAGTGAGAGTTGTTGACACTACATCATCAATAGAATCAGCAAGGTTGTATGCAATGATATTTGCAATTGCTGGGTCTACATCTGCGAGTGAGAATAACTCAAGAGCGCGGGTTACGAGAACTGCGTTACCGTACTCATTAAGAGTAATAGTGACGGAAGTTGGGGTTGTGAGCGCTACTGCATCTGGGTCTGTTGTCTCAGATAGAGTAGAGGTCTTTGGGTCAAGGTCAACGTAGCGTTGTAGAACAACGGTTGAACCTGGGAATGCTTGGCGAGCAGGACGCTTGTCTGCGACAGAACGAAGTAGTGGTTCTGAACGGAGAGCAAACTCTAGAAGACGGTCATACGCCTTCTGTACTAGACCTGCACCACCAACGGAACCTCCGAGTGAGGAGGCACCAGTATCGGTATATGCGTTAGGCATTGAGTTGTCACCTCCAAGTGACTATGAACGGATTAGGAATTGCGTAGAAGATTCATTAAATCATCAATAGAGTCGGCATTTTCTAGTTGTCGCTCTAAATCTACGGCTTTGTCTGGAGCAATTCCGCCTTGGGTAAGAATGTCTTGCTGACGCAAAGTCGCAAGATTCTGCTGCGTATCTTCATTCTGAACCTGTGGGTTGTAGCCAATTAAATCTCCGTTATCACGGAGCCAAGAGTCAATAGACTCCTCAGTGGCTTCCTGCACATCTTTCAAAATAAGTCTTGCAGCCTTAGCGTTTACTCCCTTTTTTGCTAGGACATCGGCGACGGTCTTTTCCTTCTTCTCCTTGAGGAATCCATCAAGTTGTTCGGTAAGTTCCTTAATACGCTTCTCATCAGCACGCTTGGCTTTTCTTAGTTTCTTAACTAAGTCATCGCCAGACAGTTGATGGTCTGGTGTATCTTGTTCGTCGTCTTCTTCATCCCAGTAGTTGTTGCTCATAGCAACCACCCTTTCTATCGTTAGTTAGTCGCAAGCCACAGTTCTGTCCAGGGGTTGACAGGCTGGCTCTTGCTACCAGTCTTATACACCGCGTGGGGCTGGTTGGTCCACGTCGGGAATCTAGAATGTACCTCTTGCTGCTTGGTCTAGCGCAGTCTTGCCTAAACCACTAGCGCCACCAAAGGCTGCTATTTCACGCTCTGCAAGTGCACGTCTCTTACGTTGTGCTGATGCAAGGGTATTAAATACTTCTTGTTCAGCCTCTGATTGACGGTACTCATCTAAAGTACCCTTGTAAATATCAGATAGTTTTTCAGCCGTAGGTAGAATGTCTGCAATAGTTGCATAACCCTTTTGAGCCTGTGCTTTAGTAATACCTTGTGCAGCCAATTGCTCAGCCACAGTAACTCCAGCGGTAAGACCTTGCAGCCCTGCTGCTGCACCGATTTCGGCTGCTGCAACCTGACGTTCAATCTTTTGATATTGTTGATTAGGGTCAAGAACATAGGCAACTAAGTCGTTATCACTAATGCCGTAATAGCCACGAAGGGTAGCCAAAATTGCTGGGTCAGCGTTCTGTACTCGTTGAACTGCAGTAACTACACGATTAGATAATTCTGTAGTTGCAATGTCATTAGCAATAAACTGCTGGACATAAGCATCAGTATCAAACTGCTTAAGACCATAGGCTCTAAGAATCTGACGGTAATCATCTTCAATGTTTAGATAATCGCTAGGGTCTAAAACTCTAAGACCCTTTTTAATACGGTCCTGATTAGCCTTAAAACGTGTTTTATATTCTTCTGATTCTTGTAGTTGGAGAGTAATTGTAGATTCACTGGCTCCACTAATAGCCAACTGTTTAATCCTAGGAACTAAACTGGCTAAACCATATCTTGTAAATCTATCAGTAAGAACAGCAATAGCATTCTCAGCCTTTTCTTGCTTGGCTGCAGCATCGGCTGCTGCTCTATCTATAGCAGCCTGCTGTGTATTTGCAGTTAATGAGGCTATTTGACTTTGTAATGATTGAATTAATGCCAATGTAGCAGCGTCTAAACCTGTGGATGTAGAGGTTACTACTGGTGTAGGGGTAACTACTGGAGTACTTGTAACTACTGGAGTAACAGTAGTTACTGAAGTATAAGGATTAAATGTACTTGCAGAGGTTACAACAGGTGCAGGAGTATTTTGTTGTACTATTGTTTCAACAAAAGTCTTTGTCTGGAAAGGTCCATACCCAGATGCTTTTGCAATCTCCTTAGCAGCGGCTGTCATACCAGCAACATCGCCTTCATTAGCAGCCATCTCAAATTTAATTGTAGCAATTTCTATATTTTTTTCTTTTACAATTGCTTTACCTGTAGGAATACTTTCTTGAAGCGCTGCTAAAGAATCTGCAAGTGAAGTTGGTTTATTTGCAGCAACAGCATATTCTCTTGCTTGACGGGCGCGGCGCATTTCTTCTTTGTCAACCATTTATGCCAACCCCATATCTCTTAGCACTCTAAGTCCTAGGTCATCAAAAGTCTGCTGTGCATTTTTTGTGTACAACCATTCATCACGACTTTTAATAATCTTTTCTGCTTCCCACAATGGGACAATTTCTGGCGTCTGAGTTTTAGGATTTACATAACCAGCCAACTGTTTAAATACTGGGTTATCATTAGTTACAGTATCTACATCTACTTCAAGAGTATTAGCAATCAACTGACGTAGCGCTGAAGTTTGTAATCCAAATGAACGACCTGCTTGGATACCCTTTGAGTATGCAGGATAAGCAGATATAGCAAAACCTTTAAGTTCTTCCTGGATGGTTTCATCAGTTAGGCTACCATCTAGAATACCCATAGATACTTTATCCCAGTAATTCTTGGGTAGAATAGTATTAACACCTTGGTCATCTGCAAATGTCTTTAGGGCATTAACCGTGCCTAGGGCACTACCGCCAATCTTTGTACCCATCTTGCCAGAGTTAAGAATCATTATCTCTAACTGGGTATCTGTATCACCTTTAAGATATGAAGTCTCAAACATTGCTTCAATCTCAGGAGTTACTAAGAATCCTTTGGCTATTAGTCTTTGCTTCTGTGCTTGCTTCCAAGCATCAAACTCTTGAGCGTATACACCAGGCTGGGTCTTTTGTTTAGTCTGTCGTGACTGGGCATTGCCAGTTAAGTTCTTAAAGTAGTTAGAGTTGTAATAATCTAAACGTGCTTCAGCAATATCGCCCACAGCAAACTTCTGAAATATAGGACCTAGTTCTGGAAATGCTTTAATTATTACATCAGTAATACCAAGAGCAAGAGCGGCTGCTTCGCCAGCCTTATTAATGTCAGCCATTATCCTAGTTGTGCTCCCATTCCATCAAGAAACGCTAAGAAGTCTAAACTTTTCTTAGGGTCTGTAGCCCCAGGTTTTTCTTCAGCAATCCGCTTAGGCAACTCTGCTTCTACCTGCGCTGCGCTAAATGGTTTAGTTGTCTTACGAACATTAACTCCGCCCTTTTTGTCAAGGGTAGTGAGTGTGCCCTGTTCAATCTGATTCATATAGCGGTCAGTTTCTTGCTTAAGAAAGTCATCATCAATAGCCATATCAGTAGTCTTGGCATAGACATCTTTAACAATAGCCTCTACCACATCACGGTCCATCATATCAATGTCACGCATTGGATACTGGCTATCTCCACCACCGTCACCACCAGCAGCAGGAATGCCCTTTAACCAACTGGTAAATGTAGGAAACTTAGTCTTGCCATCAATGCGGTATGAATCAACAACATCAACCGTATATTCATTGGCTACTTTAAGAATACCGCTAGTTAAAGCCTGTTCACCACGAGTTGTATAGTCCCGCTCTGTCATATAACCAAGGTCAAACAGAGTCTTACGTAGACCTTCTTTGTTATTTTTAAAATATGTACGGACTTGTTTTACAACTGAATCAGCATTGATTAGGTCGTAATCAACACCATTGGCATCTACAATTAAAAAGCGTTGTTCTGGTTCATTACCGACAATTTCCTGTAACTGACGAACATTGCCATAAGTATCAAAAGATACAAAGAACTTAGGCTTAGTACCACCAAAGTCACTAGCAAGAGACTTACTCTGCGCAACAGCGCCTTGTTGAGAAACTAGTCTTTTTTGCTTGGTGCCTTTAGCACTCTGACGCAACGTAGCACGTCCAGCAACATCTTTATTTTCTGCCATTACTACCTTCCTGCTCCTGCTTGGACTGCATCTCGTGAGAATGAATTAAGTAGCGGTCTAAATACCACTCGGTTTGCTTCATTAATTGCTGGGTAAGCCTTTGCTAACTGGTTAATGATTGCCTGTACTTCTTCCCGTTGCTGTTCCTTTAGCGAACTAAAGTCATAACGACGGGAGTTGTAGTCATCAGTAGCATTGGCTACGAAGTTAGCAACTTCTTCTAGGGCTATCTGCATAGCCTCTTTAGTCTTAGCATCGGCTGGATTGCGCTTATCCTGGTTAGCCTCAAACAAAGCCTTGAACTTAATCCTTAGTGCACCCTGCTCAGCAATAGAACCATTGACCTCAGCCTGAAGGTATGGGTTAGCAGTAGTCATATCTTTCTTAGTCTTGGCTGCAATATTGATTAACTCTTTACGCTCCTGGGTAATGCCAGTAGTAGCAAGACGTTCTTCTAATTGTTTTTGTACTTCAAAGTATCTTTCTTTATCTACTGCTACCTGTAGTTTAACTAAGTAATCTTCAAAAGTAGGTAGATTAATCAGACCTTCTGCTTCAAGGAAATTATAAACATCGCCATTAAACTCACCAGTCTTGGGGGCATAGACATAACTCATCTCCTTGTAGGTATCTACAAAGGTTCCATTTCTATTAACCCAATTTTTAACTTCGTCGGTCATAGCAATAACGACCTTCCACTCTTTTTCAGTGGTGGGTACAGTGTAAATAAGTTTACCTGGATTTTTTCCTACGTAAGTTGCTACTGCTAGGTCATATACATTGCCAATATCTTCGCCTTGATTGCGAAGAATGCTGTCATAAATATCCCAGAACTCAGCCTTAAATCCTGTAATGCCAACTTTCTTTAAAAACTCTGGTAGGTCTTTTGACTCCTTGAATGTAGGCATACCTGGGCTTATGTAGCCAAGGATAGTTCTAGCAATAATAATATTGCTGGTAGCAATCTTTAGGTTTTTCTGATACTTGTATTTTTCTTCTTCAGTAGCAGATTCGTCAATGCCTAAACCAAATGCTTGGAAATAACGCATAGCCTGCATAACAGCACTAGTTTGTTGACGGTTTAATTCATTATCTCTTATTGCTTGTTCATCAATTGTAAGTGTTGCTAGTGCCTGACCAAGTGTACTAAAAAACATAGGAATCGCAGCATTAGCAAAGTTGGTTGTATCGGCAAAATTACCTAAACCAATTTTGGCAATTATGTCTTGACCCTTTTTTGTCTTGGCTTCAAGTACATCTGCTTTTTCTTCAGATAGTCCTAATCGTTCTAAGAAAGGCACAACTTGTCCAACAAGTGACTTAAGGACTAATGTACTGTAAGCACCTGCTGGTCCAGACAGCGCAGGATAACCTGCATCTGGAGCAAAAGAAGGGTTAATAAGTCTTAACTTTAAAGACAATTCATTAAAGGTAGGTATGTTAAAGTCTTCGTTACCAGTAAATGCCCTAACAACTGGCTCTACAGCAGAGTTAATAATTGTATCTGTAGGGAAGATAATGTATTTATCGCCCTTGTCGTCTTCATAAATATCACCATTAGCATCTAATCCTGTATTAAGTAGACGCAATCTGTAAAGACTTCGTAGCGGTGTCTTGCCAAAGACACGGTATAGACGGCGATAGAAATCTTCAGTTGCTCGGTAGAAGCGACCTACTGAACGTATAGCAATAGCCATATTGCTTCGGATATTTGGATTATCTACATACTCTAAAATTTCTTCTGTAGATTGTCTCCAAGCAATTTCGGTCACACGCTTTTCAGCAAGTGCTTTTGCGTGCCGCTCAGCCTGACCAATATTCTGACCACTAGAAATATTTGCCTGTTTATAGCGTTCATAAAGCATTTTTTCATATGGTTTTAATCTGCCCATATTTGCATCGTATGCAATCCATAAAGCCTTCTGGCGGTACATACCAGTTACTTGTGCATCCATAACTTCCATAGACCAGTTTTGGAACTTACTAAAAATATGGTCTAGACCGCTATTGTCTTCAAATATTTTCATATCCTTGACTTCGCCCATAGTTACAAGGTCTGTGTTTATTTCACCCATTGGGTGCATACCCACGGTCATATCCTCAAAGTCTTTGAATGTCAAACTTGCTGCAGCATTTTCCCAGGCTCCGCCAAACTCATCGCCATCAACAAGACCTTTACGCTTCTTTGCTCCAGCCTGAATACGGAAATCAATAATTTCTCTATGCTTTTCTTTAATAGCATCTAGCAATTTTTGATTAAAAGAGTTAGGTGCACCGTGGAATGTATTACGCATATCTAGCAACATACGCTCTACGTGCAAACGAGCAATCTCAGATTCGCCTAATCCTTGCTGGCGACTGTAAACAGAAGACGAAAACTTATTATTAAAAGCCTTGACTGCTGCTTCATTAGCAATAGCAAAGCCGCCTATCTCATCAGAATAGGCTACTCCTACTTTTTCTAACAATTCATTTCTAGCAGCAGTAAAATCATTAACTGTCTTTAATGCGTTGTTCTTAAAGAAAGCGGTAGCAGGGGAAATATATATTCCCTGTGCAATTGTCTTACTGTTATAGGGAAAACGTAAAGAAAAGTTACGGTAGTGGGCAATGGCTTGTTGTTTTTCACCCATCTTGCTAACATTGATAGGTCTAAACTTCTTACTTGCTGTTAAACCATAGTCTTCGTAAACCTTGCTTAGGTTGCTTGGCGTAAACATAGTGTCTACTAAGTCAATATCCATTTTGCCTGAGATAGAAGAACGAGCAGCCAGTGAGTTAACAACCGAATCCAACACTTGTGGATTGTGTTTCATCAACTTACGGATATTACTCCACATTTCTGGAGTAAGCGTGTCGCCATAAATTTCTTCTGCCTGCTTGACTACATCCTCACGGATAAGGGACATAGCAATTTCAGCCTCTGGAACGTCATATCCACGGCTTTCTGATTCTTTTTTAGCCAGATTCTTAACAACTTCATACCGTTGTTGTGGTGTAATCTTTTTAGTTGGGTCCAACAATCGCCCAAGACCAGGAACTCTATAAGCCAAACGGCGATACATACCAATAGAACTCTTACTACCAGTAATAGATTCAAGAACACGGCTTGGCTTAACAGCAGCGCCAGTTAAATATTGGCGGACGTTATACCACGGTGCTGCCATATACATAAAGAACGCTTCATCAATAGCAGAACGGACACCTAAACGTGGGAACAAAGTAAAATTAGCCCAAAAGTCTGTGTATTTTCTAATAATGTCATTACGGATAGCGCCACCATTGGCAATAAGAGCCTGCCCTTTTGCTTGGCGCTTAGATGCTGCACCGTATTGGTAGATTAAATCATAAGGAAGTGGAGCAATACCTTCTGTTAACTGGCTTGGTTGAATAACTCCTTTACCAGTCATCAAAGGTACATCATTTTCCATACGGAAAGCGCTAGGAGAAATAACATCTGCAAAGTCAAGTGGTATTTCTGTGCGTACTGCGCTGCCCATACCTAGTTCATTGAAGGTAGATGACAGGATTTGTGCCATATGCGCTTCGCCACCAGGCGAACCAGCCATACCAACCTTAGTCATTACAGCCTGATATAGATTACGGACAATAGTAATCTGGTTTTCTACTGTTTCATCTAGGAAAGACTCAACTAAAGCATCAGCAATTCTTGCATTTCCTGTTGCTAGGTTGGCAAGATTACGAAAATCTTGTGATGTCTTGACAGCATCTTCGCCAAAAAGAATACGTCCTGGACTGCGGGATAGCGCTGTGCCTAACTTCTCAACTTGACGTTGAACAAAAGATACATTCTTGCCAAGTTTTAATATCTCATTAACATTAGGATTAATAAGCGTGTCATCGGAATCTGCTACAGTTTTAAGAACCTGCATAACATCTGTAGCCTCTTTATCTACTTTAGCCAAAACTTCAGGGTTAGTCTTTGCAGATATAGTAGGACTGAATACAGCACGTGCTGTTTTTTCTACAGTAGTAGCAATCTTGCGTGAAAAATTAGCAGAAGGAATGCCGTTGCGGCGGTAACTAATACCATCTACACGGCTAGTTAATAGTCTGTTAAAGTCATCAATGTTTGTAAAGAAGTTCTCTGCACCAGCAGCATCAAAGGCTTTTACATCTGGGCTAGCAAGTTCTTTAATAATGCTTCGGTTAGCCCAGTCTGGAAAGTTCTGTGCAATTTCGTTATAAGCAGCACCCTTAGCAGTAGAGCCATTAGCATCTGCATAGTTCTTAATTAGCGGACCAAGTTGGTTATCCCACAGATTAATAACATCTGGCTGAGTAAATGCCCACTTGATAGCATTAGAAGCATTGCCATTGCGTTCTGCAATAACCTGATAAATGTCTGCTAGTTTTTCGCCTTTAGGTTTTAATCCAACTAAAGTCTTAGCCTCAGCGCCTGTCATCTGTACACCACGAATACCTGTGGTTACAGCCTTAGCAGCAGGGGTAATGCCTACATATGACAATGGGTCAATTGCTGTCTGATAGATACCATCTAGCGGACCAGATACAAGACTCTTAGCCTTAAGCCGACCCTTCTTAGTAGATACATCTATGCCAAGCATCTTTGTAAATTTAACTGCCCAGTGATTAGTATTAAGCGTATCACCAGAGGCTGCCGCTTCTGTAGGAACATACTTATTAAGAATATCTCTACCCCAAGAAACCTGTGCATCCATCTTTACTGACTTCATAAACGTATCAAAACGCTTAGGTTGGTCATTCATAAACTGAATAGCAGCGTACATATCTGAATCAAACTTGCCATACAAATCAATGGCTTCGCCAGGAGTTCTGCCCTCTGCAATAGCGCGGGCTAGCGTTGTCATAGCAACGCCATACTTTTTGTTGTATTCCTCTACACGGTCCCAACGCCAGTTATTCTTACCGTAATAAGTATCGGTAAGAACACGAAGATTAAAAACATTCTCGCCTTGTTCACGCTTTTGCTCTAACTGATACGGCGTATTAATTGCACGACCATAGGTCTCAGCAGCCTGAAAAGCACTGATAATGGGACTACCAGCAAATTTAATTGCTGCGCCTAAAGCGCCAGTAACTTTCTGGAATCCACTCTGCAGAGCATTCTGCTCTGGCATAAATTCTTCACGATTAGGAAACATATACCTAATTGTGGCTTGTACATCAGGAGTTAATTCTAAGAATTGCTTACGGGCTTTTTCTTTACCCAACTTCATTAGTGAGTTAGCAGTTTTCCAGGACAGCGCTGCTTGCGTAACTAATTGTTGTTCACTAGTGGAAAGTTGCGATTGCAAAGCCGCGTTATAAAAATTAGGGCTTACTTCCGCAATAGATGGGTCAAGTAAGTTTTTACGTGGCATTAACCAAGACCTTTATTCTGGAACATCATCATAAATAATTCTGTGTCCCCAGTAGGGTCATTCTGATTAATCTTGCCAAGGGTGGTTAAAATTGTTGGTTGCTGATATGGGAGGTTTAGCAAAGCAGAATCGCCTTTGTTGCTGAAACTTGCACCAGTTAAAATATCTTGGTCAGGGTACTTAGACTCAGCGCTAATCGGAGTTACATCTAACGCACCGATACCAACTGCTTCAATCTGCGGTGTAGCATACATAGGCATAGCAGTCTGCTGATTATATGTTGCCTCACCTTGTCCTTGCGGTAATCCAGAGATATAACGCGCTGGTTGCTGAGAAACATTAAGGTCAGTACGTTCGGACATAGAACCAATACCAGAAACTTTTTCGTTAATAGTTGTCATTAGTCTTCGTCCTCCTCATCTAGATATTTTTTAATTTCATCTTCGGTAGGTGCTTTATATTCAACCCAGTTCGGGTAAGAAGTTTTATCCATAACAAATGACAGCGCTAAATCTGATTTAAATCCAGCCTTTAGCAATGAGTTGTAATACTCATTAAGCCAAATGCAATACATCTCTAAGGCTGTATATTCTTCATTCTCAACAGTGCGTGGTTTACGAGCACGTGGTTGTTTCTTTTTACGCGGTGGCATAACTACCTCCGAATAGCAGTTCTTGCGCTAGCGCTTGCTGTTCCACCAGCCGAAAGGCTGGATAGTAAAGTTTGTAGTGATGGTTGAGTAGGAGCGCCTCCCACTGGCGCAGCGGGAGCAGGGGACGGTTGCTCAACCTGTGGAGCGCCAGCAGGAGGTAATTCTGGTGCGAAGACTTCTTCAACTGCGTCTTCAATAGGCACACCTTTCTGGCGTGCTTTGATAACGTCAGCAACCTTCTTGATTACCATTGATGGGTCCCCGCCTTGCACTGCCATCTGTGGAATGGCTTGTGTATAGGCTTGCAGAGATTGAACAAGCGACTTACGCATATTCTCAATCTCAATCTTTTCTTGCTCCTGTGTTACGTTAATGCCAAACGGCAACTCACGCATAGCAAGGTCTGTTGAAATCAAACCTCCGCCAAGTGCTTGCAACATAAAAATAAGACCCTGTGCTGGGTTAAGTCCTGCCAACATTCCGTAGCGAACATCGGCTGAGTAATCCTTCTTAATATCCTTAGATGGCTTATATGTAATCTGATATGGGCTACCAGCATCTACGCCACGGATAGTCTTTTCATAATCAAAAAACTTCTCGTCTACTTCAAAGCAAACAGAAATAACATCACGTAGTGATGAAGCAAAGATAGCCTGAGCAGACTTAACCTGTGTATCAAAGCCTCCCATAAGCGCCTGCACACCTTGTCCCGTGATGATGCTGGCATCAATGTTTCCTGTACGTCCCTCTGGATAACGTGTTCCAGTACGTAATTCTTGTTGTAGTAGCGCTTGTTCTGTAAATGCTCCAGGTGGAATGTTAAGGTCAACACGGCGTACACCAGCAGGGTTAGCAGTGCGGATAACTGCATCGCCACCCATCTCCAGTTCATTAACATCTGATGGAAGAACAATCGGAGACTGAACGGATTTTTCCGCTGCTTCCATCGCAAGTAATGCGAACCTATTGCGAAGCAACTGAATACCGAGTACGTCATCAAACTGTCCCCGCATCTCGCCGTCAACTGACGGACGGCGTGCTACTACAACCATCATCTTGCCGATAGGATTTTTAGCCTGTGACAGTACTAGGTTGTTGCGTTCTGGTACATACAGAATAGATTGCTGGTCGTCATAATAACGAACAACCTCTAACTGTGAGTTCATATCTGACTTGTACATTTCTCTGCCAAGCAAGATATTTGCATACTCAGGGAACTGCGAAGCAAGTTCTCCAGTAGCCATATAGTAGCGTTTTGCAAAGGCAATGCAGCGACCATAGCGGTCAAACTCTGGGTAAGCGCCCACTGGGTTTTCTATGCGGATACGCGGCAGCCCTGCTTCTTCGTCCAACTCAATTATGAATGGAACGAAACCGAATGTGATGTATAGGTCTGCGCCTGTATACATCTGGACCTGAAGGTCCGAATGAGCAAAATAATTAGTAGCAATACGAGTGCGGGTGTCAGCAAACTTACGAGCGCGGTCATTAGCCTGATTCGCTGCCGAACAGTTGACCGACGGTAGAGGCGCCATAACCTCTGACAAGTCACGTGCAACAATGTCAATAAAATTTGCAACGACATTTGCATCTACACCTTCAGGAAAGAAATCAGGATATACGCTAGCAATCTGACCTTTACGGACAGCAAGCACGTCTTGTTGGCGTGCATCACGCTCAGCAGAGCGCTCACGTAGGTTCTCTACGCGGGCTGAGATTTGCTCAATAGATAACATTTAGTTCCTATCCGTATGTCTGTTGCCATTGGTCTGCAATGGCTTCGTCTAGATTTACTGAATAACGTTTTTGTGCCTGCGCCCTAGTAGCCCAACGATTGTGAGCATACCTTTGCACATAAGAGTTTTGTTGCATAAATTCACGACAGCGTAGAACACCAAACCACATAGCCATCACGCAGTCAGTCTTGCCTCTGGTGTTAGGCTTCCACGTAATTAGTTGTTGAACTAAAGCCTTAAGTCCTTCAGAACCTTCAGTGCTAGGAAGTTCAATAATGTTGTTCTTTTGGTGCTTGCCATTGGTGACAGTTCCAAAGAGCGTAGACATTCCTGCGACTCCGAAGTTAGTGTCCCATTTGTTTTTTCCAGTGAAGTGAGCATTGAGGCGAACACCATAAGATGCCAGCCATTGCTGTAAGTCGGAGTCAAGGGCATAGGCTTTTTGGTGGGCGTTGATTTCAACGCGGAGTTCCTGCGGCTTAAACCTTTGAACAAAGTCTTCAATTGCTTGCCTAATCTTCTGTGGTGTAGGTTCTGCCATATTCAGGCAGTCAAGTATGTAAATCTTTCCATCGTGTCTGTTGTATGTCATCGCAACAAAAGCAGCGTTGCCAGCCATAGCAGGGTCAAAACCTACAACGGTATAACCTTCAACCTGCGTTGGATGTCCTGCAGCGCCAGGTCTTAGTGGACCACGCTTACGCATTCCATTGAGCGAACCTTGAACCAGTTCGGCTGGAAAGATAGAATCTTCGTTAACATCTTCTTGCTGGTAGACCAGCGCCCACGTAGATGGAGTTACCTCTCCTCTACGTCGGGCGAGTGTTGGACCGTCCCATTTCGGGTAGAGCCCTTGCTCGTCAGGTGTCTCATCATCGCCATCCCACGGAACGTCCGATTTAGCCCAGAGAGTTTCCCAGTCTTTTGGGTTATCCGCATATGCCAGCACGGCAGGCATACCCATGTAAGTGAACGGGCTTTTACCGCCCGACCAATGTTTCGGGTCACGGAGTTCTTTGTAAAAGTCTGTCGGCGCAATTCTTGTCCCCACTACTAATAGTTTGCCGTTCTTGCCTAAACGGGTAATAACTTCTTTTTGTAGCCAGTTAATCTGCTTTTCATACTCGTGAGCATTGGCAGTAGTAATGCAGTCATCCAGAATGATGAGGTCGGCACGGGCACCGTAGATTTGACCCCCCATACCGAGAGCCTGAATAGTCGGGTCCTTCTCAGATGAATTACGGGCATCGCTTCCCAAATAGACGGTGTCAACACGCCAGGTATCGGAATCTTCTTTCCATCCCCCTTCTGGTCCAAATGTTGTTTGCAACTTCAACCAGCGCGGGTGGCTTAACCTTTGTTTAATGGCATACACGAACTCACGTGCTTTGACCAACGTCTTAGAAACTACGATGATTCTGACATTGGGATTTAGTGCGATGCGGTAGGTAGAGTAGTTCACCGTAATAACGGTGGACTTAGCGTGCTCAGGCGGCACATTTACAAGAAGGCGGTTAGGGTCGCCCTTCTCATAAATCATATTTTGGTGGAGCCAACTAGGCTCCTGTCCCTCAAGTAGGTCAATCCAATCCTGATGGTGGGGGAAGACCTTCTGCTCTAAGAACATCTCAGAGAACTGTGGAAAACTTATATCCTCACGGGCTATGCCAAGGGCTGTCAGGGAACGCTCTTTAGCGTCTTCCTTTGCCTGTGTCAGGTCAGCGGCAAACTTCTTATCCCGCATCATCCAGATTCGGATGGTGTCGGGTTGCTTGCCCACCTCAGCCATTGCTTTGTGGGGAGCCCAACCTTCAGATACAAGGGCTATTACTTTAGCCTTTGCTCCAGCCATAGCCTCTGCCCTGGGGTTGGCTTTACCCTTCTGAAAAGTCACAGAACTGTCCCATCTACATACTATACTGATAGTTATACAGACAGTTAGAAACAGACAGTAGATACAGTCTGTAACGCAAGCCCTAAAG